ACCGGAATTGCCGGAACACAATATAGTACTGCACTGACTGCCCATACCGAAGTGCAGCTTGCCAATTTCACCTCTACCGAAGTGGCTGTCAGGTCAAATTTGATCGGCGCACTTGGCAACGGCACTGTGACGACTGAAACAGGCGCAGCAATATCATGGACTGCAGCGACGTTGACAGGCGGCGGCGACCCTTCATGGACGCAGGTAGCGACACCGGATGACGTCGGCATCATCGACGTCGGATATATTTCCTCATACGTCGTCGCCATTCCTGCACAAGGTCAAGGCATCAACGGCCGCTTCTTCTGGATTGACCCAGGCGAGACTGTGATCGATGCATTGGACTTTGCGACGGCCGAACGGGCTCCTGATCCAATTTCGAACGTCGTGGTCTTTGGCGACCAATTCTGGCTCCCTGGCAGCAACACGACAGAAGTGTGGCGTTTCACTGGCAATGATGACAGTCCGGTAATACGGATGCAGGGCGTTGTGTTTGACCGTGGCGCATGGGAAGGTACGGCTATTCAAGTGAAGGATAGCATGATATTAGTCGACAATGAGGGTGAAGTTTTTCAAATATCAGGAGGGATAGAAAAAATCTCAAGACCTGATATTGCTCAACGTATTCGGGAGTCGATCCAGTTTCAGGCGTCACAGGCATAGGGGTTTAGGTCAATGTCTATCATTTTTGCGGATTTTCCAAGCGGTCAGCTAGGTATTTACGGTACGGATATTAACGCCTTGCTCAACGGTGTTTGGGCAGAGATAATCAACACAGGCGGAGCAACAGGCGTTCCTGCGCTCGTCGCAGATCCCGACCCTGCCATTGGTGCCTCGGGCAATGTGCTGCGTACAGGCTCAATCGGCGATACGACAGCTACTCCCCGTTTCAAGGGTGTCCGGTTTGCTTATCCTATTCCTCGGGCGACTCAAGGATTTGCCGCACGTATTTGGCTTCCGTCACTACCCGTAGGAAATTCTTCGACTCCGTTCATCGCATTCAGGAATGGGGCAAACAATACGCTGTTCGCACTCAAGATACTTTCCACAGGCGCGATTGAGGCACGTTCGACAGAAACCACAGGAGGTACACTGTACGGGACTACTTCGGGACCAGTCATAGTCGCAAACGCTTACAACCATATCGAAATCAAAGGACTTTCGGACGCCGCGACAGGTACCATCGAATTGCGGGTGAACGGTGTCGTCAAACTCGCGTTGACAGGGTTGAACACTGTTGGTGGAAATATTGCTCAAATTGCTTTTGGCAATTACATCGCTGTGACTTTTGCAAACGACAGTACGCAGACTTATTGGAAAGACCTTGTGCTTTGGGATACCAACGGCAGCGTAGGTAACGACTTCCAAGGTTCGGTTGCCGTGCGCGACCTTTACACCGATGCAGATATTGACTTGAACTGGACGCCATCGACCGGCTCGACAGGTTGGGATTTGCTCGACAAAACCAGCGTGGACGATACGACATATATTGAGGCAGGCGATCCGCCTCCCGATCCCGCGGTATTCAGTCTTACAGATTTACCGACTGACGTTACCAGTGTTCGTGCGCTTCTGCCGTTTGTCCGGTCTGTCAAGACGGACGGCGGCGACTGTAATTTGCAAGCTGGACTGACGCCAAACAACATCGATTGGGATGATGGTGCAGATAATCCGATCACGACAGCGTTTACCTTCCGATGGGATGTATCCGAGTTGTCGCCTGATACCGCTGCACCTTGGACAGTGACCGAAGTAAATGACGCCTATGTCCGCATAAACAGGACGCTCTAATGACTGACGGGCGGGTTTCGCAAGTCACGGTCAGGGGATTGACCGAAGGGAACGACGCAAACGTCTCGCAGCTTGCGGTACGTTCCGTTTTCAATTTTGCTGCGGAATTTGCACAGGTCAGTCAGGTCACTGTCCGCAGCCTCGACGAACCAACACCTCCTGCCCGCGTCAGTCAAATGCTTGTGCGTGCAGTCATCCGCGGGCGTATTGAAAATCCGATAGTTCGTGCATGGACCTTCACCCTTGACGGTCACGATTATTATGTACTTCGTCTCGGAGATACCAACACTCTCGTTTACGACACATACTCGAAGCAGTGGATGGATTGGGCTGATTTAGGGTCGGCCACTTGGCGCGCAAATTACGGAATAAACTGGCTCGGCGGACATGCTCTTGCTATCGGATATGGTAGTGACGTCGTGGCGGGCGACGATAACGGCGGACTTCTGTGGTTCCTCGACCCTTCACAGGCTTATGACGGTAGTATTGATGAGGGAGGAAACCCCATTTATTTTGACCGGATAACGATGGGTCAAGTCTCGATGAATGGGCGTGAAGTCATGCCGTGTTATGCTGCGTGGCTTACAACAGATATGGGCGCTCCGGCCTATGAAGGAGCAGCAGTAACTCTTGAAATCAGCGACGATGCCGGTGTAACTTTCAGTGATATGGGAAGTGTTGAAGTGACCCTCGGCACTACGTCACCTCAATTGGCGTGGTATTCTCTCGGACAGATTGGTGCGCCAGGCAGGCTGTTCAAAATTACCGACGATGGTGCTATTGCACGTATCGACAGCATGGAAATGAACGATCCGGACGACGCATAATGGCAGGTGAAATTCAACCCCTTGACCAGAGTTTCGCAATCGTAAAACCCGATGGGATGCCAACCGAATATTTCATTTGGTGGGCACAGCAGCGTCAGATTGATATTCAGGAAGGTATTACTGCGATACAGGCGCAACAGCTTATCGACGATTGGGCAGCAGCGCGTGATATTTTTGCCGGTACAGGGTTGGACGGCGGCGGGCCTCTTTCTGCCGACGTCACTATTGACCTTGCCGATACTGCGGTAACACCTGGCGTTTATGGGGATGCCACCAATGTTCCTCAAATTACCGTCGATCAACAGGGCCGCATTACCGACGTGGTTGACGTTGCAATCTCGGGCGGAGGCGGCGGTGCGCTGTCGCTGTTCGAAAAGAAAGACCTGACGGGCCTCGGCACATACACGTTTTCAAGCATTCCGGCCACAGCCAATCATATACGATTTATACTGTATGGGCGTTCGTCACAAGCTATTCTGGCTCCTGAACCTAGAATACGTGTGAACGGCCTGACCACAGGTATTTATTCCAGACAAAGGCAATTCTCAATTAGCTCATCCCCTGCAAGTGATGAAAGTCTATCACAGACGTTTCTCACGACTTTAGGAGGTATCCCTGGCTCTACTGCACCTGCAAACACGGCAGGTTACTTGGACGTGAATTTCTTTGAATATGCAGGAACTACTTTCAGAAAGCACGGCACATTTTTTGCACGCCAGCCAAACTCAACAACGACTCCGACTGCCTTCCAACTGTCAGGCGCTTTTGAGATAAATGTGACTTCTGCAATAAGTTCTATAGAAATTTCCCTGGCCTCTGGCAATTTTGTCGCGGGCAGTTTCGGATATGTGTATCTCGTAACTTGACACGATATGAGATTTCACATATCGTAAATCGTTCCCTCGCCATAGAGCGCCTTACAGCATAGCCCAACGGGAACTTCGGGGCCATTCTGTACCAAGGGGCGAGGCGTGCGTACTGAAATCATCACAGCAATAAACAATTCACCTCTCAATCGAGGGTTGGACGGCGCTGCGTGGCTTTCGAACGCTGGCAATATTCCGATCACCTTTGACAACGGCGACATTGCATTGTTCGATTGGGAAGGTGCAGGCTGTTACGAAGTCCATATTCTATTCAAGTCGAAAGGTCGTGAAGCCGTCGACAATTTGAAAGAAGCGTTTCGGCGCATGTTCACCGATCACAATGCAGAATTGATAATCGGACTGGTGCCGGATTTTCGTCGTGACGTGAAAATGGTTGCGCGTTGGGCTGGAGGAAAATCAGGCGGGAAAAGACAAACTTCGGAGGGACTGTGCGAGATATTCGTCCTTTCGAAACTCATGTGGAAAAGGGTAAACTAAAATGTCGTTCCTCAAACCAAAACCCGCGAAATCTACGTCGGAGAATGTCAACAATTCTCTGATAACGTCGACCTATGGCGGTCAGATGAATCAAGGCGCAGGTGCGACGAATTTCCTTTCGCAGTTGCTCGGCGTCAGTCCCCAAGGCGTATCCGGAACGGCAAACACCGTCGGCAACGCAGCGAACGCCATTGCCGGTGCAGGTGGTGCGCAGCAGGGGTATAACAACTATCTTCAAATGGCCGGATATGCGCCGGCAATGCGTCAGATGGCGCAGGGTGTCACAGGTCAAGGTGCGGCATCCGGATTACTCAACAGCGGCGCAACAGCGAAAGCACTGCAATCGCGTGGCACCGAATTGAATCAGGGCTTCTTCAACAACTATTTGCAGCAGCTTCAAGGTCTGTCAGGGCTCGGATTGCAGGCCGGTGGTCTGGTCGCAAACACCGGACAGAAATCAACCAGCACAGGTGGCGGACCGTCGACGGCAGGCAGCATCGCTTCGACCGTTGGTAGTCTCGCTTCGATTTTCTCCGACCGTCGGTTGAAGCGTGATATCAAGCTGCAGCGCCGCGATCCTGACGGTTTGGGCTGGTATGAATTTGCCTATAAGTGGAACCCTGCAAAGCGCCTGATTGGTGTCATGGCCGACGAGGTTGCCAAACTCCGTCCACGCGCTCTTGGGCCGGAACGTCTCGGCTTTGCCACAGTTGACTATGGAGCGTTGTAATGGCTTTCAATATTGCCAATATCTTGCAGGCAATCGGCGGTCAGGAGCCTTGGGCAGCACAGCGTCAGGGTATGGGCTCGGGTATGGGTCCACTGATGCAGGTCGACCCTAACCGTTATCTGACGGACACTGCACCGCAGGCTGTCACGCCGGATCCCGTGCCTCAAAATATCATGCAGTCGATGGCTTCGCCTGAAATACCACAAAACGTCGACCCTGCACAAATGAAGCCAGCGCGTGAACGTCGATCGATAGTCGATATCATTGGCCGGATTGCCGACGGCGTTGCAAGCGCAGGCGGTGCGCCAGCACAATACCAGCCGTATCTCGATGCCCGCGAAGATCGAAGCATGGCGCAGGAAGATCGTACACGTCAAATCGATCTGGATGCACTGCGCAAGCAACAGGCCGAACTTGCATTGAAAACAGGCGGAATGGCTATCGAGGGTGATGAACGTGCTCGTCTTGCGCAAGGATTGGGTGCGCTTGCCAACAATCCCGATGCTGCGGCTATGTGGCCCCAAATTGCAGAGCAGTTGCAAATCTCTCCGGAGCGTGCAGCACAGGTAGGTGAAATTCTCGCCAAAAATCCACAAGCTGCCGGCGTATTTGCACAGTCGCTTGGCTATGAGCCTCCGAAGCCTGTCAGCCAAGCAAAAGAGGTGCAGACCTACGAACTTCTATTGAAGCAGGGCGGTCCTGAATTGGCGGACACATATCTGCAAAGCTTGGCAAATCCGGACAGCATGACGCCATATCAGC